CTGTTAATGGGAGAACTGATTGGGTGTCCAAAGAACCTTCTATCGCAACGGCAGGAATAGACTCGGTGAAAGCTGGTCCCCATCCCCGTAAGATCATTCTTGACGATCCTGAAACTGAGGACAATACCTCAAGTCTGGAAGCCTGCGAGAAATTGCTGGACAACTATAGAATGCTCTCGCCGATGTTGAAACAGGGCGGTCAGATGATAGTTATTGGTACTCCTTACTCATTTGATGGAATCTACCACTATATTTTGGAGAATCCAGCCGAGCTCCAGGCTTACGATATTTTAGTGGGCCAAGCTAGAAAAGATTCAGGCATTCTTCCTAAAATTAGCAAAACCTTCATGCAGCTACCGGAAGGCCCAGAAGAGACTCTTTTAATGCCGAATGTTTTGACCAAAGAATACTTGGATGATGAAGAAGCGAAGGATCCCCCATTTTTTGCCGGACAATATATGATTTCTCTCTCCAGTGGAGGGGCAGCCGAATTCAAAAGAGAATGGTGGAGATATTATCTCGAAAAAGAACTTCCAGAGAAGCTCAAAACATACGTTCTGCTCGATCCAGCCATTTCCCAAAAATCAACCGCTGATTATACTTGTATCAAAGTAGTTAGCCAGGACGTATTAAACAATATTTTTATCCGCAAGATAATTCACGCTCGTCTTGAGCCGGATGAGGTTATTGAATATTTTTACAAATTTTTCTTTGACTATCATCCCTATAAAATGGGGATAGAAACCAACGGTATGCAATACCTTTTCAAATGGCAGTTTGACAAGGAAGCGAAGTTTAGAGGGAGACTGCCCATCTTTGAGCTAAAGCACTACGGGAAACAGACCAAGAAGGCTCGCATAAGAGCTTTAATTACACCCTATAAAGAGGGAAGGATTTATCACTTGGCGGGCAATAAGGAGAAAACAAAAGTTCATCCCGAGCAGAGAATACTTGAATCTCAACTCCTGCACTGGAATCCCAAAAAGAAAATGCACGATGATGCGGCTGATACTCTAGCTATGTTCTTAGAGTTAGCTACTCCGAGGACAAAGAGGAAGGGGCGCCGCTGTCCTCGTTGTCGCGGAGACGAATTAATTCGCCTACGGTCTGGAGGGTATCAGTGCTCGGAATGTCTTTATATTATTACATTGGGCCGCCAGATTGCGGATAAAATGACAGGATATTAGATATGACACCAGATGAGTTTAGAGAAATGGTGAGGGCTCTTTTTGGACAAAAGAGAGTAGTTGAGTTGAGTCTAGGCAAAGAGATTTCTTTGAAGCAATCAATTAAACGAAATCCCTATTGGATTTTCCTCTATAATTGGGGTATAATAAACGGGGGGACTCCCAGAGTTGTAAGCGCAGGAGAGATTATAGAAAGTCTTCGGAGAAATCAATTTCCGCCAATAGGTAAGAGCTAAATGAAGATTTCCAGGAGATTAGAACGCAGTAGAAATTATTACAAAACTCATAAAGACCAATGGGTTCGCTACCGTCTCGAAAATAAAGAAAAAATACGTGAATATCTAAAAAAATATCGAAAGGAAAATAGAAATGCTAAGCTTAGAGGTATTCAAAAGTTGAAAGAACAAATATTAATTCATTATGGCAACAACAAGCTTTCTTGCGTTATCTGTGGCGAAGGTAGATTAGATTGTCTTAGTATAGACCATATCAATGATAATGGAGCAGAACATCGTAGGGAATTGGGCATAATTGGAGGTGCTTTTTATCGATGGTTGAGAAGAAACGATTATCCTCCTGGTTATCAAACCCTGTGTATGAACTGTCAATTCATCAAACGTTTTTCAAAAATTAGAAAAGACTTGGTTTCAAAATATGGGAAAAAATTGAGGGTAATAAATGGGAATCTCCGCTGAAGAGATAAAACGTCGGACTTGCCAATGTCGCGACCCCGTATTTAAGTATAGTAAGAGTTCAGATTATTCGGTAGTCTGTATGAAATGTTTTAAGCCATTAACAATAAGGGAAGAACACCAGAATGAGATATGAACCGATTTTCGTACCACATCTCAATTTGGAGCAAATTTCATTGCCACTTAATCGTAGATGGCGTGATGCCTACAGGTGGATTGATATTTGCCCGGCGCTTTTAAGTAATGGCAGGCTATATATTGCAAGAAGGAACGCTTTGCCAGTTTTCGTATTACATTTTATCGCTGGAGTAAATTAGGGAGGGTGACAAATGGAAAACCAGTTTCATTTAAAACGTCTTAAAAGAGATGCGGGAATGAGGCCACAATTATTCCAATTATATTACGAGGAGCAAATGACGTTGCAACAAATAGGAGATAGGTTTCGACTTACAAGGGAACGAATACGGCAAATCATGGAAAGATTAGGTATGCCTAGATGCAAAAGTCATCTAAACGCGAAAGGAGGCGAACCTAAATTCAAGACCATTGACGAATATTTCAAACACATCAAAAACGGAGGACAGGAAAGTCTTAGTATTTTACGGAGATTCATTGCTCCACTTAAAAAACATTGTAAGGAATGTGGTTCGGTGAGAAGATTGTCTATGCATCATCGTAAATATCCTGCTCTATCTCTTAATGATATTGAAATTTTTTGTAACTCTTGTCATATGGCTGGACATAATAAAGGAATTACGATAAATATCCAAAGGGAAATAATTAAAAAATATGTTAATGGACAGGAAACAGTTGAATTGGCTGAAGAATACAAACTAAGTCGTGGTTTAATTTACAGAATTTTGTCGAAATGGAACACTAGAAAAAGATATCATTCTACGCCAAAGTTGAAAGAAATTGAAATTCAGACTGGAATATGTAATAAATATCGAATGGGTAAAAGTGGAGTTGAATTGGCCCGTGATTATGAAGTATCCATTACTCCTATTTATAGAATTCTACGTCAGCATAATGTAAAAATAAGAGGTTATGCAAGTGCAAGCCCTTGACAAAAAATTTAAATGTGATAAAGTATAAATGTACAATAATAGCGAACTCAAAAAGAACTTCATGAAAAGAATCTCCGAGGAGCTGGATAGGATTTTAGAAGAAGGTTTCGGGGAACTTAGAGTAATTTATGATAAGCAGAGGGGAGTACAGGATGTTATTCCTTCTCCCCGGATTCGGGTGAAATCTTGATGGCCTTTGCTAAAGACATTTTAGGTATTGACTTAACTCTAGTGCACATGGATATTTTAAAAACTCTTGAAAAATATAAAGGAAAAAAGATAAAGTTACTCTGGGATAGACACGGAGTTATGCACATTGGGAATAGGTGAATTTTATGAAGTAATTGAACTGGGTCGAAAGAAACTTATTCCTCGAAAGAAGTTCGAGCAGTATTGCCGTGACAGAGAAAGTAAGGGATTCGATATTATTTGGTCAAGCTTTAAAACAAATAAAATATGGGTAATTTGACAACTTAATATAGTCTGACCTACTCTGAACTTGAGCGGTCAATCTTAGCATTCTAACCAAGGGGTAGTCCCCCAATCGGTAGGTGCTACGGTTGGCCGCTTTTTTTATGGATATAGCGGAGGTGCTGAAATTCCTTATACCACCAAGGAAAAAAAGCTTTATAGAAGCCTGAAAAAGCAATATGGCAAAAGAGCCAAGGCTGTGTATCATGCGATGTTAAACAGCAAAAAACACGATAAAGTCTTTGGCGCTAGGAGCAAAAAAGAAAGGACTGCTAAGAAAAAGAGAGGAAGAAAGAGGAGAAAAAAGTAATGATAACTCTAAAAAAATTGCAAAAAATAATCAAGCAAAATTTTGGGACTCCATTTCTCCCAAAAGGTTTTGTGCAGGTTAGAGATGTATCAGATATTTACAAAGAACCTGCTCTGTCCATTCATATAGGTGACAGAGATGTAACTATTGGAGAAACTGGAGAACAATTTGGTTCTGGTTCAGGAGTGGGCGAAGGGGTAGAGTGGAAAATAGAGAGGAAAAAGTAATGGCGGAAGAAGAAAAAGACGAGGATTTACAAGAAGTTCTCGATAAATACCAGCTTTCCACAGATTATCGCACTTCTAATGACTTTGAGACGAACCTAGACACCTACAAAGATTATTACGAAGGGACCTCTGAGGAAACTAGAGACAGAGCAGCTCAAGAGAGATCTGCTATCCTGCCTCCCTGGCCCAAAACAACGGTAAATCATCTCTTGGCTCGGTTCATTTTAACCATTTGTGGCCAGAAGCCTTATTTTTCCACAGCCCCCCTAAACAAGAAATCAATCAAATCCTCAAAAATAGCTAATGACGTACTCTTTTTCCAAATAGATAGAGAAAGTCCTTTTTATCAAATTAACCGTTTTATTCAATCAGTTCTATGTTATGGATTCGGTGTTCTCAAAACTGGTTGGGATTTTACGCCGGATGACGTAACCATCAAGAATTGGGATATTAGGAAGTTTCACTATTCCCCTCACGCCGAGGATTTGACCATTTTGCCCTGGGGTATTTTTGAGCTATATCGCTCGCTTAAAGATATACAGACCGAGAATGAAGCTTTTAAGAAAACGCATAAGGGGAAACTGCTCTATGACAATTTGGATGAGCTTGAGGAACGGCAAGTGACTATAATGGAGGACGAATCAGATAAGTATACCGCAGAGGAAAAGAAAGGCTTACAACATATCTTAGAATACTGGGATCTAGATAAGAAAGTCGTTGTAGCCAACGAGGAAACTGTAATCTTGAAGACTGAAAATCCAGTAGGATTTGTGCCTGCTGTCTGTGCCTGTGGTATTCCCAAGCTGGAAGGCATTTTAGGGACGGGTGAGATTGAAACAATTGAGCCGTATGTAAGAGAAATGGCGACCATCAAAAATCAAAGGATGGATAACGTCAATATGGCTCTCAATCCTGTTTTACTGAGGAACATCAATGTTGAGATCGAGAATGAAGATGAGTTGTCGCAACTTAGACCCGGCCTCCAAGTCAAGATCGACGTTGTTGAGAGTGTTGACGTTGCTACCGTTCTCACGCCCCTGAGACTCGATTTTGTCACTGCCTCCTCTTATCAAGAAACGGCAATTTTAGAGAGAAATATTCAGATCATAAGCGGTATGTTTGACTACGTTCTGGGAGAAGTCCCACAGCAACGAGAAACTGCTACTGGTATTGCTCGTCTTCAGGCTGCCGGAGGCATACTATTCCGGTACAAGATCCTACTGACTCTTAGAACGGCTTTCACCCTTCTACCTCGTCAGATGATAGCCTGGGATCAGAAATATCTTCCCGATAAATATTTTTATCTTCTTCGAGGCACCAAAGAGGGAATTCAAGAATTTAGAGAGACCAACCGCAAGAGTATTCAGGGTGATTTCAAATTCAAAGAACTTATTTCTTCTCTTGACCCTGATGCTATGAAGGAAGTTAAAAGGGCTCAATTGATGGAGACTCTGAGGATAATTATTCAGGCCCAGCAAATACTGATGACTCTCCCTCCTCCAATGAAAGAGAAAGTAGAGAAGCTGATGAACCTTGTTCTGGCAACCTTTGATATGCCAGAGCTAGAAGAGATATTTGGAGAGGAGGGGTCAGAGGAGATGACACCCGAGATCTTAATGCAGCGTCTTATGGGGCAAGGAATGGGAGGAGGAGTTCGGGGGGCAACACCAGCTCTCGGAGCACCAAGGACGGAGGGAAAGGCGGTTGGCGGTTTAATGGGCCGTGAACTTGGCCGCTTAGGAGGGCGTTAAAATGAAAAATAAAGAAATTATCGAGAAGGCTGAAATCTTAGAGGGGGGAATATCTACCCCATTTTGGAAAGAAGTCTCGGGTTTTATTGGTCAAGAGATAAACAAAGTTTCTGAAGGAATTATTAAGGGCGATTTTGATGAGCTCAAGGAACTGTATTTTTTGAAGGGACAGCTCATAGGATTAGCAAAGGCTTCATGTTATCCTAAGAAGATTATCAAACGAAAGAACGAGCTGGAGAAGGAAGCAGAGAAAAAAAAGAAGAAGGAGAAGAAGGGGAAATAGTATGGTTGATGCAATTTTAGATAAATTGAAAAGCGTAACGAATAAAGATGACTTTACGACTTGGTATGCCAAACACGCGAAACAGTTGGGATTAAATCCCGATCCAGATGACCCGAAACACTTTTACGATTATCGAGCTGCTTTCAAAGCAGGCGTGGAACCTGACGAGAAGGGACATTGGCCTGATACTTACAAACTGCCTGGACATCCAACTTTACTTAGGGCAAAGGAGTTTTCTGAAATAGAGGCAATTATAGAAAAGGCTAAGGCTAGTTTTTTAGAAAATGAAGATTTACAACTGGCAGATTTAATTGGTACTATTTCTGAGGATTTAGGCAATCTCATTAAGCCAACCGGGGAAGAAGAGAACGAGGCAATAGTAGAGGGAATTGCTGAAACAAAATCTAAGAAATTAGCGACTATAGACCAAATTAAGGAGGAATAGATGACCGAGCATGATAGGGGTGTTTTAGAGGTTAGTAGAAGCTTGCTTAAAAAGGGTGCGAATGAAATATCGGTCGGAAGCAAAGTTAAATCTTATCGAAAAATCGCAGGTATTCTACGCAAGGAATTTCCTACTAAACAAATTAAAACTCATAGATAGGAGAAAGTAAGATGGATAAAGAGCAAAAAACCAATACCGTTGGTAAGGAGCCCCCAGAGGGGACACCTCCCAAAGACGCTGGTGAAAAGCTTATTTTTGGGAAGTATAAGACGATGGAGGAAGCCGAAAAAGGAGAGAAAGAACGAGAGACTAAATTTACTCAAGCACACCAAGAGCTTGCTGACGCTAAAAGAGAATTGGAAATAGAAAGACAAAAGAGCAAGCTAGTAGAGGAGAAGCAAGAGGAGATAAGAAAGGCTAAGACGGAAGAGGAGAAACAGAGATTACAGCAGGAGCTAGACCAGAATTTAGAGAGAATGGGAAAAGAGTTTGCCGAGGAATCTAAGAAAGGCCCGGCGGCAATGATGAGGGGGTTTCATCGAATGTTTGATGCTTATGCTTCTACGCAAGGTTTCGTAAAGCGGGGTGACCTCAAGCGTCAAAGCGTTGCAGACCGAAAGCAAACTGATCTATTCAATAAAGTTCGGGCTGCTCATAAAGAGGATTTTGAGGAATTGGCGCCCAAAATGGTTGAAATCTGGGCGGGATTGCCCCCGGAGACCAAAATGCGTCCTTCCAAAGAACTCCTAGAGACAGTTTATCAGGCAGCTAAAGCTAAGAACTTGCCTGATGAAGCAAAATTAAGGGAAAAGATTATTGCCGATATGCGTGCTGGACACGGTGAAAGCGGAGGAGAAAAACTACCTCCAGGAGAGAAGAAATCGGAAGACGAAAAATATACTGATGATGTAATTAAGGAATACAAAAAAACAAAAGTAGTGTTATCGGAACAACCTAAGGGGGATTAGAAACAATTTTCAATACCCTCAAGGCTATGAGCTCTTCTTTGGAAGAATACCTCTAGCTGAGGCTGGAAAGTAAGAACTAATCTCCATAAAATCTGAATTATGGAGGAAATACGATGGCTAGGGGAATTTATGATATTTTGACCGACCAAAGAACTTTGGATTGGGGAAACAAGATTCTCAATCTTGAACCTGATTCTGCTCCTTTCCTGGTTGTCTCCATGAAGCTCGGATCGGAAAAAGCAGTTAACCAGAAGTTCATCTCATTTGAGGATAGACCCTACCTGAGATGGTTCTATGTAGGAGAAGCTGTTGGTGGAGTCGGTAGTTTGACAGATTTGGATTTAGAGATTGCGGAAGATGATGATGACCACGTAGCAGCGGCAGCCTACATTCAAACGAGAGACCTTCTCTATGATCCTGTGCACGACCATACCATGCTCGTCACTAGTGTTGATTATGATACTGGCCGGATAACTGTAACCAGAGAATACGCTGGACAGGGAGAAGGAGCCGCGCTCTTTGATGGTAGGACGGCGGATGTCAGCGGTGATACGACTTCTGATACTCATACTGACCCTCTTGACGGAGATAGAATCGTAAAGGTCTCCAATGTCTATCCCGACGGTGGAGGCTCTGCGGTTGCTCGTGCCCTTGCCATGACTGAGGTTTTCAACTTCATTCAGAAATTCCAGCTTGCCTATGATGTTGATGAGGAGACTATGCTTGCTGAACTCAAAGGCGGGCCTGAATTGAAGAGACTTCAGGCAAGAAAGGCAATTGAGCATCTAAAGGACATAGAACTACAGCTTATACTCGGCGACAGGGATGCACGATACGAGACTGTTAGTGGCCAGCGAAAGATGGTTTACACCACGGGTGGGCTTCTCCACAGCGACATTACAGTGCAGAGTATAGCAACGGCTGATTTCACCGAAGAGGCTTGGAGAAGCTTCCTGAGACTTTGTTTTGCCGTTGAAGGTAGCAAAGAAAAGCTTATGCTTTGCGGAGGCCAGATAGTTGAGGCAAACGATAAGTGGGCCATGGGAAGAGTGGTAATTAACGATAAGTTAAGTGCCATTATGGGAATGACTGTCCCTGCCTATGTTACCACTTTCGGAAAGCTCAACCTGGTTTACCATCCTTTGCTTAAGAACAGCTTTGAAGGTTACGGGATTGTTCTGGATATGAACTACCTGAAACTCAAAGTTTATGGTGCAGCTACCCAGCTTCAAACTGGACTCCAGGCAAATGACGCTCAGGAGAGAAAGGACCAGTATCTATCTCGATTGGGACTCAAGCTCGGACTGAAAGAAGTTCACAGGATTTTGAAGGTTGTATAGTAGTAAATTGAGGGGAGGCTTCGGCCTCCCCTTAAACTAAATTGGAGGTGAAATAAGATGGCTTTTCTAGATGGAGTTAAAGATTTGTATAAATGGATTTCAATTCACGAGGATCGAGTTGTTGCTATGCTGGATGAATACAGGAATGAGGATATTCCGTGGACGGGGACACATACATTTTCAGATGCGGTTGCAGCAATTAGGATTGGAGCCTGTGCCACTGGTATTGACTTCACGGGTGCACTAGCTACGGGTATCGCTTTCCATAATGCAACGTTGCTACCCAATGCTGGTAGAACGAATATAGCTATAGAAGTAGGCAGTAGGGCGAATCCACTTACTGTTACCATGCTCAATGCAAACTCTCAGAATTTCAACCCCGTTCAGATATGTGCCAATATAGTAGGTGCCAACCCATCGAGTACAAGCTCAGTCAGCCTGATTCGTATATCCTCAACTCATAGCGCTCTTGCCATGTCCAATCTTAGACTACGGCATATCAACTCCTATATGTATATCGAAAAAGATCTTCAGGACGCCTACGTTTATACTGGCGGGATGGATTTCTACACCAACGCAATCGCAGTCGGTGGAGAAGCAGCGGTAATGAACCTGAATATGGAATGTAATTCAGCAGTTACAGGCAAGGTCAGAGGGCTGATAATCAACGTCTACGGAAATGGCCTACCTGCTACTTCGATAGGGGCCGAAGTAAGAGTTGATGGTTCGTCAGCAGCCACTTTGGGTGAAGGAATAAGAGTTTGGACTGTGGGTGGCAATACCATCACGACCGGTTTGGCTATTCGCGGAAATGTTACCCAGGGAATTGACTTTGCTGACGTGTCCTACGAACCAGAAAGCACCAAATCAAACTTTGCCATCGGAATAGGCGACAGAAACGATGTGCTTGTTGTTAATATGCACAACGCTGCTAGTCAGCACTTCGAGCCCATTCAAATAAATATGGATTTCAAAGCTCCTGATGGAGCTCCGACTAGCACCAGCACAGTCAATATGATATATGCCAAACTCAACCACGATACTGTAGAAATGCCTCACCTGCGGTTGAAATGTGCTGATTGGACTATCAATGTCGCAAAGAATATCAAGGATGCTTATGTCTTACAGACAGAACTGGATATCGTAGGTAATCGGACTATCGCAGGAGAAGCGAGTGCTGGTGCATTCCAACTGAATGTTGGAGCTGGACCAATATCTGTCAGCTCAAGGTTAAGCGCTTTGATAGCTGTAGTCGTTGGCGCAGCCGCAGTGACAGGCAACTATTATGTTGCAGATTTCGGTGGCTTCACGAATGCTGCTTTGGATTCAATAATTCGACTCAATACCAGCGCCAGTGCATCTGCGACTTCCGGTATCTTGATGGAGATTGATGGAACTGTAACTTATGCGATTGATTTCCAGGGATCGGTTTCAGATGCTTGGACCACTGGGGACGAGACGGGTTCCGATGAACTTGGTGCTTTTGACCAGTATGTTAAAATCCCAATCAGGGTAAAGGGAGTTACTCCGACTCTGTATCTAATGGCTGCTGAGACATGGAAGGCTGTTACTACATAATAGATTCACAGGCTCGGGGCTGGCCTTAACAGCCCCACATAAGAAAGGAGAGCTGAATGAAGATTAAAGTAGGCGAAATTCAAGGTTTGGTGGAGGGATTAAAGTCTATCATAGAAGAGAAATTACCAGCCAAAGCCTCGTATTGGTTAGCTCGTGATGCAAGTAAATTATCAAGGGAATTGCAAACATTTGAGCAAACTCGCTTGAAAATTGTAGAAAAATACTGTAAGCGAGATAAAAAAGGCGAGCCAATAATTGATAAAGAAAATAATCAATACGATATGGCTGATATGGTTGCATTTCAAAAAGAGTTTAGAACCATAATGGACGAGGAAATAGAAATTGATTTAAAGACAATTGCTCTATCAGAACTTGGAGATGTTAAGATAAAACCACTTGATTTAATAAAACTAGAAAAGATTATCAAGGAGAATTAATAGGAGGATATAAAAGGAGCTTAAAATGCTAAAAAAGTTTATCTTAATAAGCTTGATATGCGGGTTAGTTGTAACTTTAACTCCCGCTCTGTCAATAAGTGATGTTCCACCGTTTGATAGCTACAAATCCTCGGGATTGCAAACGAGTGATGTCGCTATAAAGGCTACTGATGGGTATTTGGGCGCGGTGCTCATTATAACCAATGGCACCGATGATGTAACTCTCATTCTCTACGATGACCCCGATTCTGCTCATGGTACGGTGCTGTGGCGAGCTAAAGTTGCCGGTGGAGACAATTACGGTGGAGTTGTATTCTATCTACCCATTAGATTTGGCACAGGCTGTTGGGCTGACATTGAAGGGACTAGCCCAAATTACATAGTCTATTACCGCTAAGGAGCATTAAATTGAGAAAATGGCCTAAACGAGCTTTTCTTTCTATAGCACTTAGTTTGCTTTTATTGCCTACCTTTGCTTTGCCTTCCCATGCTTCGTATCAAGCACTTCGCTTAGATGGTAATGGTTGGGCTGAAATCGCCGATATTGACCAGGCTGGCCTCGATATGGGGCTCAGTGATTTTATGATAGAGGCGAGAATAAAGACTGCTTACACCAGCGACTACCAAATGGTGATCAATAAATATTTCTTAGTAGGTTGGCACATGTTTTTATACATTATCTCAGGTAGGCTCTCTTACACTATCGAAGACAGTGTAGCATACGTGATTGGAGATGATACAGGAATTGTTGTTGCTGACGGTCGTTGGCATTATGTCACGATTATATTTGACAGGTCAGGGAATGCTGCTAGATATGCAGATGGGTCTGTAACTGGTACTGTGGAAGCTATTACCACTGTATCTACCACTATTGATAATGCCGAGAGAGTAATAATAGGCGCAAATAAAAACTCAACGCAAAATTTTAGAGGCCTTATCGATGAGGTGAGAGTCTGGAACTTTGGCAAGGATGGGCTTCCGACTCAGGAGAGCTACGAGGCCTATATCACTTGGCGAGCACAGGGTAGAAATGTATTTTTGGACATCTCGGAATACAGTAGCAATTTGTGGGGTCTATACGCAGACGCAGTGCAAACAGACCTGCACGATGGCGCTGGAACTGTTGCGGGTTTAGTAGTCGGGAAAAAATACGGCTATGTGACGGCAACTCCTCATACTTTAGATTACCAGGGAGGTACGCTGGCGGACGATGGAGTATTTACCGCAACGCATACCACAGGCACAATTGCAAGCGGAGACGCAGATGACCATGTTCGGCGAGTTGGTCTGGTGGCTAGATGGAAGTTTGAGGGAGATTATCTTGACGAGGGCAGTAATGATAATGATTTGACGGAGGGGGGGACAGGAAACGTTGTTGGATTGGGCTATACGCTCAAACGTGAAAAGATTTTATCACCTTTCTCGGTAAGGTAGGAGTAACTATGCCAAGAGGTTGGATCAAGGGAAAACGTCATACTCAAAAAACTAAGGATAAGATAAGTATTGCTAAAAGTGCAAATCCTACGAGACATTGGCTAGGCAAGGCTCGTTCTCAGAAGACAAAAGATAAAATAAGAGAATCGCTTACTGGCAGATTTGTGGGAGAAAACAATCCTATGTATGGAAAATCTGGTGAACTGTCCCCAGTTTACGGTAGACATCATACAAAAGAGACCAAGGACAAAATCGCTGAAAGTAATAGAGGAAAAACAATCTCAGAAAAAGCAAAACAAAAAATGAGTGAAGCCAAAAAGGGAGAACATTTATCACCTGAAACAGAATTCAAAAAAGGATTTACTCCTTGGAATAAGGGCAAAAAAGGAGTAATGCCTGAGCCTTGGAACAAGGGTAAAACCGGTGTCTATTCAAAAGAGCAACTTAGAAATATTCTACGGAGAAGAGTACCGACTTCACTCGAAGAAAAATTTCAGAACATACTAATTAGCCACAATCTTCCCTATAAGTACGTTGGGGACGGTTCTTTCACGATAGGACATTACAACCCCGATTTTATAAACGTCAATGGAGAAAAAATAGCTATAGAAGTTTATGCTCGTTACTGGAGGGAAAAGAATGGCCTAGATGTTGAAGATTGGAAGAAAGAACGAGCATTAGTATTTAAAGAATTTGGTTGGGATGTTTTATTTTTCGATGAGACCCAAGTTAATGAAGAATACGTTTTAAATTCAATAAAATAAGAAGGAAAGGAGAAAAAATTGGCTAAGTTTGTCAGTAATCAGAGAGGTTTCAGTGTATTTTTGGAGATGTTGCCGTCTGGCGGAAAATGGGCAGAGTTTACCAATGGGCAATACGAGACTAAGAATGAGGCTTACGCGGAGAAGCTAAGGAATGCTCCTAACTTTGGGCAGGATTTCTATGAGGTAGGGCGTGCCAAAGAAAAGCCAAAGGTAGTAATTGGATCAGGCGATTTATTTAAGTGCCCCGTTTGCGGTAAAACGGAAAGCAAGAAAGGTGTGCCGTTTGATACAGCACAAAAGGCACAATTACACTGCCGAATGGAGCACAAAAAGCAATACGCTCAAAAGGATATAGAAAAAGTAGCCTAAATGTCTAACGGGGAAGAGCATCCGCTAAAGCAGCACGGGTCTACTCATAAGAAAGAAGGAAGCGACCCTGTTTTTGACTATATAGACGCATCTGCCACTTGGGATCCGGGCTCTATTGCAGACGGGGATGAGGAAGCAAAGGAAGTTGACGTTGTAGGAGCAGAGTTGGGAGATTTTGCCCTGGCTTCTTTCTCTAAAGACGTAGCAGATTTAGTTCTGAACGCTCAGGTTACGGCTACCGATAAAGTGACCTGTGTTCTAGCTAATAATACCGGGGGAGCCATTGATTTGGCTTCAGGGACTTTGTATATACGAGTATTTAAGTTAGCGTAAGGAGGTAATTATGTCTGTCGTATCAACGGACTTAAAGTTATATGCAGCGGCAGCGATGCCTGCGGATGACACCTCATCGAACGGCGGGGCAATTGATACTGGAGCGGAGATAACAGGAAGTCTTGATGAAGTATTTAAGGATGCCTATTCTAAAGAGACTGGTGACGGAGATAGAATTGTTTACAGGAAAGTTTTTCTTAAAAATACCAATGGTTCTATTGCCTTGTCTGGCGTGAAGGTTTGGATGAGTGCCGATGAGCACAACTACATCACTTTAGACCTAGAGGCAAGCGTAGATGGAAATGATACTTCTACTAACCGAGTTACTGCTCCGGCTGGATACTCTTTTGCCGAACACGCCTCAGAAGGTGCTGCTCATACCCTGCCAGGGGACGGGAATTTAGACTCTGGTGAAGCTATTGGAGTTTGGCTCAAAAAGACTATACCAGAAAATCAAGCTCCTGATGCCTCAATTACCGCAACATTAAAAATAAAGGGGACAACTACCTAAAATGCCAGTAACTCTCGATATGTTTGAGTATGCCAATAATGCTGCGATTCAGGCGGCTTGGGTGACTAGCGATGAATATTCCAATGAAGACCCTACCTCTGATATGCTGAGTAGCAACGATGTGTATTTATACAGTGACTATACAGTGTTTGTCGATAACAACACTGGCTCTGCCGCTTGGCACACTGATGATTCTACACCAGGAGCCTATGTCGCAGTAGATTTAGGCAGTGGAAATGATAAGGCATATATAAAGGCGAGAATATATGCTGATCAACCTAGTTACAGTGGAAATTACAGCGTTCAATACTCAGATAATGGAGCAGATTGGGATGATGCTGCGACAAATTTCATTCCCAGTAGTGCTGGTTGGAACGAAAAAACCTGGTCTGACGTTGGCAGTCATAGATATTGGAGATTCTATTTAACTAACACTCCTGGTGGGGGCCCTGCGATATATGAAATAGAGTTTTATGCTCAGGTTCTGCAATGCTACTCCGAATCTAGTATCAAACAGCAAGGTAATTATAGTCTAAAGGGAGTAGCAAAGCAAACTAATTCTCTGAACCAGACTCTCACTCGCACAGTAGACCCAACGATAGATTTGTCGGGACTACCTGTATGGTATCTGTATATATATTCCTCAAGAACGGGGAGCAATATTAAAGTTGGTATTCACGATAGCGGTGGGGTAACAACGGAAGTTACTCCTAATATTACTTCGGCTGGTGCTTGGCAAGCGGTGGAGTTGGATATATCTGCCGTAGCGGATGCAGATAAGGATGCAATTGACCAGATAATAATTACTATCGTCAACGCCGATAGTAATAACACTTTTTATTTGGACGATATGTATAGCGGCCTTATAGTAGTATCAAGGGAGAGAAATATAGTATATGACTCAATCTTGGAGCTATCAAAAACTAGGAACATCGTTTATGATTCAGTTTTAGAGCTGTCAAAAACTAGAAATATAGTGTACGACTCAGTTTTAGAGTTATCCAAAGAGCGAAATATCCTTTATGACTCGGTGCTTGAGCTCTCTAAAACCAGAGATATTGTATACGATTCGGTTCTTGAGTTATCAAAAGAGCGAGATATAGTTTATGACTTAGTTCTGGAGCTTTCTAAAGAAAGAAATATTCGCTACGACTCGGTACTAGAAGTATCTAAAGAGAGGAATATTCTCTACGACTTATTTGAGTTGATTCAGAGATTGGAAGCACCGACGGGGGTTTGGGTGAAACAAGATAAACCATCAGGCGTAGCAGTGAAGCAAGATAGACCCACTGGAACTTGGATAAAGCAAGATAAACCATCTTAGTTAAGGAGAAAAAATGACTGCCATAGAGCTAATACAAACGTGTCAGGATTTAATTTCGGAAGAAACTTTCGATCGCTTTTCTAAAGCTGAGATACTGCGTTGGCTAAATCGAGGCTTAGAAGATATAGCTATCAAAACAGGTTATCTTACTTGGAAGTGGCTAATTACTACGGTAGCCACTAAGCGTGAATATCCCTATCCTACCGAGGCTCTGAGGCTATTTAGACTGGAATATAACAATCAGCAATTACCTCCTTGTGATATACCAGGTATGGATGAAGTAACTGAGGAGACGGGAATAGTATGGCTTGCGGCAACCGGCCCGCCAGAGAACTGGTATCACTCTTGGGATAGAGCCTTTGGGATATATCCTACTCCTGATGCAGAGTATTCAGTCTATGGCTACGGCTTTCATAAGTGCGCTGTTCTATCAGATGATACTCACGTGCCAGTTATCCCCGACCAGTTTCACCTAGCACCTGCTCTATTTGCCGCTTATCAGATATTACGGGAAGATAAAGAGTTAATTACTGCGGCATCGTTGCGAAATGAGTATTATAAGCCTGCAACACGCACTGGGATCATTTATGACATGATAAAAGAGAAAAGAAAAATGAAACATATAGCCAGTGGAAGAACAATTAAATTGGCTAGATGGAGTTCGTAATGCTTGGCCTAAAACCTTTGCGTCTTAGTAATTGGTCTGGCGGACTCAATCGCAGTTTGTCCGATTTCGAGATTAAAGATGACGAACTGTGGACAGCAGAAAATTGTTTCCTGGACTCGGCGGCTATTGTTAAACGCAAAGGCTACACAAAGCTAAACGAAACTCCTTTAATAGCTGATACTGAGGTCTTATCAGTCTTTGTCTACGGCTCTTACATATTAGCTAATTGTGGCACGAAAATCTTTGCCATAACTACAGCGGGGGTAGCTGTTTCTATAGTTACCGGTCTAACGGCAGGATACCCTGTTAGCTACGCTGTCTATGATGGCACGGTCTATATGTCCAATGGGAAAGATACGCCTTGGAAATGGGATGGAGTAAGGGCTACTACCAAGGTGGATGATGATTCTAACAGCGGGCAACTGGTGTTAAAAGTTGCCTCTACCACAGGCTTTGAGGAAGGGAAAACCGTAGTTATCAATGAGGGCGGAGTTAGGGAAGAGACTAAGATTATAGATGTAGGTGGTATTGACCCTGGCGTTTCCTTAACTATGACTCAGAACTTAACCTATGCTCACACGCAGTTACAGGCAGATGAGGTATGGAGTGCAACGACTGAGTTATCCGGTTCTTTACCTAAAGCTAAGTGGCTCGTTCTTCACAGGGATAAACTCTTTTACATAGCTACTATTAACAACTCTAATTATGTCTATTTCTCTCAAGCGGGGGTTCCCGAGACTATTGATGCAGACGCATTTTTTATTGTCTATACCGACGATAACCAGGAACTCACTGGCGGGGCTTCTTTGTATGGCTACCTAATGCTATTTAAGGAGTCCTCAACGCACAAACTCGGGGGAACTACAAAACAGCAGCTAACACTAGCGAGTAACCTTGTTAGTGCTCATCCAAGGATTGGGTCTATTGCCTTCAACACCATTACCCATGTCCCTGGTGGTCTGATGTTTTTATCTAACGATGGAGTTCAGTTTACCAATACGGTTGATATAGTTAAGCAAAGCGATAGAGTTGATTACTTTTTAGGTAAAATGGCTGATGCACACAAGGAGTGGTGTTCAGCCTTCTGGGATGGTAAAAATTATCGAGTTAGCTACCCCACGGGGTCTAACACATATCCCACCGAAAGTCTAGTTTATGGCGAGGATGGTATAAAAAACGCTTTGGGTCCTAAAGAAGCTCATAAGCCCTGGGCACTATGGACTTATGGTATGAATGCCTACAGCAGAGCCCTTAATGGGATAATTTATGCTGCTAGTGGGGCAGGACAAGTATATATAATTGATAGCGGACTTTCTGATGATGACTCTGATATCCAGCTAAAAGTGGCAACTAAAGTTTTTGATTCTGGCGCGCCTTACTTAACCAAGATTTATAGATATATGGGGATGAACGTTTATCGAAGTGCTTGTTCACCCGAATTTATTATGGTTGTTGATAGGGGATTATCTTCTTATTTGAAAGCACTTGACGTGGCTACTGGTCTGACCTTTTGGGGTTCACATAATTGGGCAACGTCCACGGGGACTGTCACCGTCAATGGTACTGCTAATGTCACTGGGGATGCCAATGTTGACTGGACTAACGTAGTTGCGGGAGATTCATTCCAGGTTGATGGGGACAGTGCTTCTTACATAATAGATAGCGTTAATATTCCAGCTAAAACACTGGTGCTAACTACAAACTACACTGGCACTGCCGGAGCGGAAAAGGGCTACGCTATCTGGAATGAGGATACATTACGCTGGACTGAGGCTACGCCAGACTATGAGCAATTTTCCTTACCAAAAAAGTTGAAGGGTAAATGTATACAAATTCATATGAGAGAAGTTGGGGATACCTCAGAACTTGAAATATATAGTCTAAATTTAAGATTACTTCCCAGGGAGGGGGCAAGATAATGGGAACTATTGTTCGACCTCATTCATATCCAGACGGCGCTGTCGCCCGACCGGATCATGTCAATGCCAACGAGATTATTTTATATAACGAAATTAACGATAATCTTGATTGGGCTAATATCAAGGCAGCTCTGCAAAACGCAGCTAATGGTTTTGTTAAGTTGGATGGAGATGCCGAGGTTCCGTTAGCACAAATACCAGTTTTGACAGCAGATAAGCTACCTACTGTTATTCCTAGTGGGATAATTGTAATGTGGTCGGGAATTCTAGCAACTATTCCTAGTGGTTGGTCTCTTTGTGATGGAGGTGGGGGAACTCCTGATTTAAGAGATAAGTTTGTTATAGGAGCGCCTGCTGCAACCGATCCAGGAGGCACAGGGGGCTCGACTTCTCATTCTCATACTGTAGCCTCTCATAGCCATACGATAGGTTCTCATGCTCATGTAATAGGCTCTCATGCTCATACTGTGAACTCTCACTCCCATACGGTTAGTTCTCATTCTCATTCCGGCGGCAGTCTCGAATTTCATCGTTCTATAACCCTCGTAGGGAGATCTTCAAAAGGGGGTGATTGTATTGCCCTTACAAGCGGGACTACTAGCTGGGGACTTAGAACAGACAGTTGGTATGGAGCAACTGGCGGTGCTGCTCCTAATACCAACAGTAAATCTCCCGGGATGAGTTCTGTCGCTCCTAGCTGTAGCTCTGTTGCTCCTAGCTGTAGCTCTGAATCCCCAGGGACAGATAGTAAAGATCATCTTCCACCTTATTACGAAATAGCATTTATTATTAAGACTTGAAAGGATTGAAAATGAGACATTACGATGAAATAACCAGAGAAGATGGTAGTTTATACTTCATCAGCAAGCGCAAATGCCCGTTTCAGAAATTCAAGCGATGTTTGGGTGAAGAGTGTGCCCTTTTTACTGTTACAGGCTATGACGATAAAAAAGGGATTAGAAGAGATTTTGGCGAATGTGCTTTAGTGAAGCTGCCAGGCTTTCTAATTGATGTTATGAGTTTATTAAAGGAGTTAAAGGGTAAATAAAATGGTCTATGTAGTCAGTAAAAATAGAAAAACTAAAGAAGCAGAGGTGTTTGAGTGTCAAAACAAAATTGAGGCAAAAGAAGTAATAGAGAATAACTGGGATAAATATAGTCCTATCGCGATATTCACTGGAGTAAGGCTTGATTTTACAATTAGTTACGCAGATGAGGAAGAAATAATTACCAAGAAAAAACCTAAAGTAAGTATTGATTAGGAGGTGACGTGATATGGCAGGCGAAATGACACTAGCGGAAGCGTGGGAGAAGTTGTTTCCTAGTGAGAGACTTAGTGAAGAAGAACAGGCAGCGAGAGATGCAATTTGGGAATCTTCTGTTGTATATACAGGTGGGTCAATTAAACGTTATACCGGAAGGACTAAGATGAGTCCAGATGGTCGTCTTCTACATGAGGTTGATTGGGGTGGAGGTACTATAACTTGGGAAGTAGACCCTGCCGACCGCTGGCCCATAGGTGAACCAAGACCAGAAGAAGAAGATGGAGATGGAGATGAAGGGGATGAAGTCACACCTGAGGAAGTAGAAGCTTGGGAAGAAAGATATGGAACACCTTATCCTAGCCTTACATTACCCCGCTATCAAGCATTTGGTGCAGAATATCCTGTTTCTGATTTGCCTGTTTATGAGCCTTTTCCTTCACCTTATCCAACGCTGGAGCTTCCAAAATATCAGCCGTTCCCGGTAGAGTATCCTAAGCTCGGCCCGATGTATGAGCAGGCTGAGGATGTGATAAGCCGTATGCTCAGGGGTGAGGGCTTAGGTTTGCCAGTAGAAGAGTTAATGGCGGCTTATACCGAGGAAGAGCGCCTGGCAATGGAAGAATATATGCCAGAGCTAAGGGAATATTGGTCAGGGAAAAACCTTTTAAGAAGCGGTATGGAAAGAGAGGCTGAAAGGGAGGTAACACGCAAGGCTGCCTCAGCAAGAGGAACATATCGGGCTCAGTTAGAAAAGGAATCTGTAATCAGGCAGCAAGATGGAATTGTAACTGGTTTGGGTCTGGCTATGCAACATCTAAATCTCGGATATGGAGCCCAAACAGATGCTTGGCAAGCAGCCAACAGGGAATATACGAGAGTGTATGAGTCTGAAATAATGGTTGGTGTGGCTCATTACGAGGCTTCTACTAGAGCTTGGGATGCAGCCATGACTGAATATACTAAAGCCTTCTCTTCAGAGGTAGCTAAGACTGAATTTGGTCAGCGCATACAGGAGATGGCTTTCAATGTAGCCAGGGATGAATACCAGCGGGTATATCAATCCTCTTTCCAAGGGGGCTTATCTGAATTCGATGCTCAGGCACGAGGTTGGGATGCTGCTTGGAGAGAATTCAGCACCTTTAGAGATTTGTTGTTCGGATGGCGTCAAATGGAAGCTGGATATGCGTTCCAGTTCGAGTTCTTAGAGCTCAAACACGAATTCGATAAAATAATGTGGGATCTTTATGCAGAGCTTCAACTAGAATTAAAGAGAATGGGAGTTGATGCTGAAACAACATCGTCTATATGGGGTAGTATTGGGGGTATCATTATTAGTATCATTACAGGTTTGTTTGGTTAAAAATCGAAATTTAGGAGGTGTATGAAAAATGGCAAATCAAGGTGTAATAGCAGGTTTATTAGGTGGTATTGCGCAAGGTATGCCTGGTCTAATGAAGGGACTCGCAACAAGAAGAGAAAGAGAGGGGATGAGTCCTTTAGCGAAATTGCAAGCTTTAGCGAATCCGCGTGATATAGCCGACATCGAAGCGTTAGCGAAACTTCTGCCTGAGCTTAGTGCAGCAGACAGAGAAAAAGCAATTGAGAAAGTGAGAAAGAGAATAGGAGTTGAGTCAGTTCCACTTCTTGAGTATTACCTAAAGCAAGCAGGTGAAGCTCCGCCCACTGGTATTGAGACTTGGCGGATAGGAGGTAAGCCAGCTCCAGCAGGAGCTAGAACAAGACTACAACAACTCATGGGGGGAACGCAACCTGGTTTTGAGCCAGAATTGCGTTTAGGACAGTTACCGGAAGACAAGAGAATGGGAGAGTTCGCAAGAAGGTTCAAAAGAGCCGAACCTTTTTATCCTGGAATAACTGAGGTTGGCAGGGGAATGATACCTACTGGAGTTGAAGGCGTTTTGTCTACTACTGAGGCAGCAAGACAAAGAGGAAAAGAGGCTGGACAGTGGCCTGGAATTACGGCTATCACTGGGGAATGGACTCCTCAAATGCTGGCTGGAGAGAAGGAGGAAACAATCACCCAAGCTCAAGCCAAGGGTATGTTAGACAAATACGGAGTAGCAGCAGCCAAGACTTTTATTGATAAAAGTAAAGTCCCTAGCTGGGTAGAAAAGATAGAAGAATCACAGTATCCTAACTTTGGCATAAAGAAGGAAGCGGGAGTTGTGGTAAATGACCTGAGTGAAAATGAGGTTGAAGCCTACAGTCAGTTGAATCTTAGGATAATCTTCTCTCAAGAGTGGCCTACGTTGGATAAACTTAAGGGTATGCCTAACCTAGATAGAATGAGAATGGCAACCTATGGTACAGAAATGCTTAGTCCTGCTCAAATGGATGCTATAAAGGGGAAAACATCAGCCCTTCCTCAATGGTTAATTGATTTTGTTCACGAGCCACTTACTTCTAAGACTCCATTCTCACCCGATTGGTTCCAGACAATTAAGAAACTTCTGCGTTATTTCACGGTGCAAGAAGTTGGAGCTATGCTAGGTATGGCTGTAGATCAGACGATAAGGCAGGGAATAGTAGCTGAGGTAGGTTTCGCTAAGTAAAGGAGGTCGTTATGGCAACTATAGGTGGACATTTAACTGAGATAATGAGGAAAACTGAGTTTGGTATTAAAGGTACACCCTCTGGGCTGACTCCTGAAAATATAGCCAAAGGTTTATTACAAGCTGGTAAAGAGGAACTTGAACCAGAAAAAAAGGGTTGGCTGCCTTCCTGGATGAAACCGGTGGCTACCGCAGCGGCTACTTTTCCTACCATAGTAGCAGGATTAGTAGCCCGCAAAAAGGGTGAGAGAGTATTCACGAAGCCAGCAAAGGTTGGAACTAGACCTTATCGGGAAAGAGGCGGTAAGATTGTCCAAGATCTTCAGGCGAGAGGGTACGATAGGGAAGATATACAGAAAGTGCTAGACATATTAGCTAGTGCTTACGGTGAGGAGTCCATCAATGTTGAGGAATACACTCCCTAATAATCAGGAAGAGCCTTTACTAAAATGGCGAGGATTTGAGGATATATTTGCTTGGGATGAAGAGAAACTTGAGGAAGAACAACAAAGAATCCTCAAAGCTCCTCGATACTATGAACAGATTTTAAGTTACATTGGAAGACCAGCAGAGGCAGTAAAGGCAGGTATAAAGGCAAAGATTGAGAAAAAAGAAGTTTTGCCTGCTATTAAAGGCGGATTAACTGGTGAGGAAGAGACCAAGGGTAGAGATATACTCGATGCTTTGGGTATTCCCTTGGATGATCCTGATTGGATCCTCAACCATCCCGTGCAGCATTTCCTCGTTGAGATGGGGGGTGCTGGGTTAGAATTTGTAACTGACCCGGTAATTTGGGCTTTGTGGTTTGCACCCGGGACTAAACTCTTAAAGGGTGCTCAAAGGTATCTGGCTAGAAAAGAAATTACTAAATTCGCTAAGACGCTAAAGACAGACTTGTCTGGCGTAGCTGCACCCGGAGCTAGGAAAGTATTACTGGAAGAGCTTAAAGTCAGTCCTAGATATGGTAAATATCTTACAAAACCTTGGTTCAGGGAAATCGCCAGGCATTTTAAGGGCACAGAATATGCTCCAGTTTTTTCTGTCCCTGCCAAGATGACCCCTCAATCCTTAGAGCTACTGCCCAAATTTGCTCCTCTTGCTGCTAAAGCCGGTGGTATCATTCCTAAAATTGGCACATCTGAGTATATAAGATATTGGGATACACTCTCTCCGTCTGACCAAAAACTAGAGCTTGAGCGAAAGAAAACTGTCAAAGTACCACCGAAGGCTAAGGTGCCATACCCCACCGCCAAGGAGGTAGTAGAGGAACTGAGCACAGAAATAAGAACTAGGCAGAATACGGATATTGAGGAGGCAGTTCTTACCACTGGCATACCTCCAGATGTCTTAAAGCAAGGTCTTTATGTCTATAATCATACGGGGAAGAGCATCACGGAGTCGGATAAGCTCATTAAAGCGTTTGAAAAAGAGCTAGAGAAAAATAATCTTGTAGCGTATAAGGCACTCTCGACTGGTGTGCCGCAGATAAGCATTGAGGAAGTTGCTCTGAAGATGACCACTCTCGATAAAGAAGTAGCTCGGTTAAATAAGGAAGCGAACACTGAATTTAACTCCGTCAGGGATTTTATCTACACGGAAGCATTTCCTGAAGAAGTGAAGTCTATACTTGGTAGAGTTAAAGAGCGCGGTGGAATTAAGTATAGCTCGGCCATGAAGGATTATCCCGAAGAGTGGAAGCAGATGCCAGTTTCGGCTAAGAATAAAGACGGACTACCTGTTGATGAGATGGCTGATGAACTCAAGATGGACATTGAGGATTTAGTAGAGCGACTAGCATCCTACAGAGCTAGACCCAAACCATCGGATTTTGACAATGAGACTTATGAACTTATAGAGCGCAATTTAGGTGATTTTCCTAACTATATGAAGAGAATGGAATTATTAGACCAGAGAGACCGTTATCAAAGTGCATTACTGGAACTAAGAGCTAGACAACCTGCTCCTTCGCCGGAGACAGTAGTTGACCAGACCGAGGTAAAGATTGAGCCTTCACCAAAATTGGAGGAGGAAAGGATTACACCATTGGTAGAAAAGCCCGAGGAAGAAAAAGCGATTGATTGGATTATGGAGCAGGAGAAAGCTAGGATTACAGCTACGGAGCAAATGAAGCTAAAATTTGGAGATGTGGTCTCTGAGAAGGGAGCTACTCCTCCCCGTGACGTAGGTTCTGGACTTGAGCCTCCTATTAAGGGTGAACAGCTATTTTTAGACATTATACCACCAGAGGATATTCCTGTGGACATTGAACCGTGGCCGACTTCAAATAAAGACGTGGGACCTCTCGGTTGGCTTAGAAGGGTAGATTATCTATTTTCTGACTATCAGCAAGCTACTGGTATTCCTATTTATTCAGAAGGCTATAAACCAATAGCTGACGCTTCAAAAATGATGAGGCGGGAGGAAATTACATTAAGGGGTACTCTTGCTCAGATCTTAAGAGGTATCCCGAAGGATAGAAGAATTGCTATCGGTAAGGCAATGGAAGGTAAAGAGATAGATTTATCAGATAGAGAGAAGGTTACTCTTGAAGGTATGAGGAACTTCTTTAGATTTCTAGGTAAGGAATTTGGAATACCCGAAGAGCAGATGATAGAAGATTACTTACCTAGAATTATGGTCGCTTTTAGAGGAGGAGATCCCGGGCTTATGCCTGCTGAGATGGAAGCTTGGTTTAAGAAGCACAGAATAGGTGAGCTGAGATGGAAAAAAGAGGATCCCCTGGAGATTACGAGAATTTATATACACGCAGGGTTGCGGGATAAATACTTATATGAGTCTCGTCTTATTCCTGATTTTGTTAAGCACGTTCAGAATTTACCCTTTGGGATAAAGGGACTAGCCCGATACTGGCTAGCACATAGGATATTACGTCATCCTACTCGTCTTGATGCTACCTTTGGTGTAGGAGTGGAGAATATCCCTGGGTTCGACAAAATTATGAATAAATGGGGAGTTGATGGTACTACTGCTGTTAGGCATCTAACCCGTGCTACCAGTCAATGTCTATATGCTGGCGGTATAGGTTTCCGAGTTATTTCAGCTACCAAGAATTTAACTCAGCAAACTCATAATCTGGCGATTCTAGGCGTAAAATACTGGGTTAAGGGTTTTCTTAATTGTCCGAAAACAGAAGAAAGAGAGGTAATAGAGTCCCTTAACATTCTGCGAAAATACGGAGCAGAGTTAGAAAGAAGGGGGATAGACAACCCTGCTTCTGTTCCTCAGAAAGTAGCCGATGCTGGTAATTTTCTCTTTAGGAAAGTGGACTCGCTCAATAGAAGAGTTTGTTTAACCGGCACTAGAGAAATGGTTTCTGATGCTTACAAACTCCTTCACCAAGGTAAAATTAACAAACAACAATTCTTGAAGAAAACAAAGTTTGACTTGCTTCCCTTTGGCAGACGACCAGAAGCTATTGAGTTATTCAACGATGGAGAGATAGAGAAATACGCTAACGTCTTGGGCGAGGAATTCGTAAAACTCGGACAATATACCTATGAAGCAGAAGATATGCCTTTAGCTTTTGCTGGCTCTGCGGGTAGATTAGCCTCTGTCTTTATGTCCTGGCCTATAGAATATATAGAGATGCAAGCTCATTTCGTAAAAACAGGTCATTGGGAGAGGATTCTTTATTATTACTTGGCGGCGATGGCTGTCCAAAATGGCTTGAGAAAAGTGGGAATAGAAACCAATCCATACGGATATGGGGATGTTAAAATCGGCAATCATCGTATCTCTCTTATTCCTGGGGGTTGGTTCTGGACTGGTTCAGTACCGTCGGGTTTTAGTCCAGCCATTCAGATTATTTACAGCGGTGGAAAAGCTGTAGCTGTTTATACTAAGGGAGCATCTGACAGATACTTGAACGAGGCCAAGCGGGAATTTTTGAGGTCTACTCAAATTATAGCTCCCTTCAAGTTAGCTATCAGTGATGTAGTCCAAGTTATAGAGGAAATTCAATCCGGCACATATGGCAAACGTGATAAAAATGGAAGGCTTATTTATATCTCTGATGAGACCGAGGTTATACTGCGAGGTTTAGGATTTACTACGGTAGAGGAAGCAGAAAGACGCTATAGAGAGCCGATATATGAGATGTTTGAACCAGGCTATCAGCCTTCAAAGCCTAGTCCGATTGGTCGTAAAGCTCCTACTACATCTGAGTTTTTGATGGGGACAAAGGAATAACTTAAGGAGTCTTACTGGGCTTTTGCTCTTTCTTGTAGATGGATTTGGCAAGAATTATATAATTGTCCGTAATTTGCCTGATTCGATAATCTTGTTGGAGAGCCATCGTCAGTAAAATACTCGATAGTATAGATCGTCCAAAATCACCTACGGGTTCGTCTTTGATTTTAACTTTAAAGAATTTTGAGAATTCAGGGGGTGGTGTCGCATCTGGATACATTAAAGAAAACGCTACGTAACTCATTGTTAACCAAAGCACTGTGGTATTATCTGACGCTAATGGAATTATGAAAAATGTATGTCGCTCGAATTCAGGGGAATGGGTCTTGAGTGGTCGTCCCCACTCTGGAATTTTGTCAGGGGGCCTCAGTAGAATGTCACCAAGAGTAACACCTTGTGCAGTCGTGCTAAAAGATGATATGGTCAATACTAAAATCAAGACTAGCAATACTAAGTATTTTTTCTTCATTTTTCTCACCTCCTCGGTGGGAGGATATAGCAGAAAAAAAAGTTTTGTCAAGGGTGAATGGAATGAATAAGTTCAAAGATCCAGAGCATAACTTACTGTGGGCGGAAATTCACTGGGTAAAGGAATCCATAAAAAATCATATCACAACCAGACTCGATAGGATTGATAGTCGCATGTGGAAAGGTTTTGCCATTATTCTTACAATTCTGGGCACTTTGTGTATAGCTCTAATACTAGCTTTGCTGAAAATAGTTCCATAAGGAGTGACAAATGAGAAAAGATGGGTTTCATCTACCACCTTTCAAGGTGGAGAAAATACCGATGATGCTTGCTGATGAGGAGTTGTCTAACTGGGGCATCAGACGTATGAAAATCAAGGAGATATGGGAAAAGGGAATTACAGGTAAGGGTGTCAAGGTTGCTATTCTGGATACTGGGCTACCTGATCATCCAGATATTGAAGTTGAAAAGTCTGTAAACTTTACCGATAACCCGGTTGAAGATGTAAATGGTCATAGTACTTGGGTAACAGGGTGCATAGGGGCTGACGGCAGATTCAAGGGAATCGCCCCGAAATGCAAACTCTACATTGCAAAGATTCTGGGAGATGATGGTTCGGGAGATTGGAGTTGGCTAGAGAAGGGGCTACTGTGGGCCGAGCAAGAAGAGTGCGAAGTAATTAATATCTCTGCTGGCGGCGACTACACCGGGACTAGAATTCAGCCTATTCTGAAGAGGATGGCTGACAAGGGAATCATCGTAGTCTGTGCTGGTGGGAATGCAGGGGACCTGTTGTTCTTCCCAGCTAATGATAAGCATACTCTTGGGATAGGAGCTATCGACAAAAAGGGAGAAAGACCAGATTGGAGTAATTTTGGCCCTAGACTTGTAGTGATGGCTCCAGGAGTGGATTTA